AGGGAGGCTGTAGAAAGGGCTGAGACGCTACGCTGGATGCTCATAGCGGCTCAGGCTAGGATTGACGTATTTCGTACTCAGGAGGCTTCTAATCGGTTCCTTGAGCGTTCTACTATTTAGATTTCATCTTCAAAGTAGTCGAACTCGTCTGCGTACCATTCGCCATCTTCTTCACAGTACCAGTACCAGACTTCTTCTTCTTCATCGAAAGACCAGGCAATGCCATATTCATCGTACTCAAAGCCTTCATCTTCAAAAACAACATCGTCCTCGTACTCAACTTCATCGGACTCAACATAAATAACCATATCGCCAACAGTAATCGTAATCATAATAAATTTCTCCAAGTAAACACAGCCGCACGCTGTAAAAGAATGCTACCAGATAATTATGACTGCTCAATAAATAGGCATTAACAAAAAGACAATGATATATAGGAACAAAACATTACTAGAGATCGCTAGAGATATACCTTGCCAACATTGTGAGATATCAGACGGAACTGTTGTAGCTGCTCACTCAAACCAGTTGCGAGATGGAAAAGGACGTGGTATAAAATCACATGATTACCGCATAGCTGCTTTGTGTTACGCCTGTCACATGGAACTGGATCAAGGCAAGAATCTAAGTAAACAAGAGCGTGTCGAAATGTGGGAAGAAGCGCATAGAAAGACAATTGGGTTACTCTTTGATAACGGCAAATTACAGGTGATTAAATGATGAAGAAAACTAAAGCAGCTAAGAAGGTTAGCAAGGTAATGAAGGAGTTCGGTAAGGGTGAGCTTCATTCTGGTAAGGGTGGCCCTGTAGTTAAATCTCAAAAGCAAGCGGTAGCCATCGCACTTAGCGAGGCAGGTATGGCTAAAAAGAAAGGCAAGAAATGAAAACAGGACTCTACGCAAACATTCACGCAAAACGCAAGCGTATAGAAGAAGGTTCTGGCGAGAAAATGAAAAAGCCTGGAACTAAAGGTGCGCCAACTAAAGCAGACTTTAAGTTAGCTGCTAAGACTGCGAAGAAAAAGAAATGATTAAGCGAGGCAAAGAAGAATTTTCTGGCTACAACAAGCCTAAAAAGACTCCTAGTCATCCAACAAAAAGCCATGCTGTGCTTGCTAAGTCTGGTGATGAAGTAAAGCTAATCAGATTCGGTCAGCAAGGTGTAAAGGGCAGTCCTGAAGGTAGTGCTAGGAATGAGTCATTCAAGGCTCGTCACGCTTCCAATATCGCTAAAGGCAAGATGTCTGCGGCATATTGGGCTAACAAAGTTAAATGGTAAGGGGAAAGCAATGAAAGGCATGAAATCTTGTCCTAAATGTAAGGGTGGTGAGTGCAAAGGCGGTAAGGGTTGCATGATGGAAGAAAAAGAGTACGGTAAAGAAAAGAACGGTAAGAAGAACGGCAAGCTAGAGATTGAGATTAGCCTTCCGATGCGTGGTTCACGTACAAAGACAAATAAAGCTAGAAAAAAGTAATTTATTTAAAAGCATGATAAGTATAGTTATGCCAAGTTTCTTAGGGGCGTATCCTAATTGCGCCTCTAACAGACCAGATAAATTAAAAAGGGCGATCGAAAGTTTTCTCAAGCAGGGTATAGGTGAGTTGGTTGTAGTTCCTGATGGCTGCGAGGAAACGGTAAAAATTGCTTCAGAGTATCCAGTTAAATGTTTAAGTCCGTTGCCAAAATGCAGTACGTTTAGCGGTGATTTACGAAACGCAGGAATAGCTGCGGCTTCTTACGACTACATTGCGTACTTGGATTCTGATGATATTTTTGGTGATGGTCATTTAGATTCTATAGTTAGCAACTTAGATACTGATTGGTTATGGTGGGACGATCATATTGACGTTGTTAGGCGTGCTGTAGAGTTAAAGTTAGGCTGTATTGGCACATCTTGTATTGCTCACAAAAAAAGTCTGGGTATTGTTTGGGCTGACGGATATGGTCACGATTGGCGTGTTGTTGAGCAGCTAATGAAATATCCTTACAAAAAGATTGAAGCAAAATACAGGGTAATGCACATACCTGGCGTATTGGATTCTTAATAATTATGCAAGCTATCGTCATTTGTTCCACAGGAAACGTAGGACTACACATACTGCTTTTAAGCATAAAGTCGTATTGTCCGAACATACCTGTATATCTATCCAGTAAAAATGTTGAGGATGCTGCGCTTGTACACACATGGATATACAACGTAGCTACAAACTTTGGCGATGCGTATAACGAAGCTATGAGCAAGGCGTTTTACGATGGGTATGACGAGATTATTATTGCTAACGATGACGTTGTTATAACTCCGACAACATATAAGAATCTACAGTCAGATATTGAGCTACTAAAGAATCACACCGATAAACTAGGTTTCGTAGGAGCAAGAAGTGACTATGTACTTTGGGATCAAAATATTCGTTGTAGTATTACTAATGATTCTATCTCTGGGTTAAAATGGGCATCAGAAGATCACATCAACTGTAGGAATGGACTACGCAAAATGCCACGAGGAACCTAGAGCTTGGATAAAAGAAAATAGACCAGATGTGTACGATAAGTATTACGCATGACACCAGAAAGGTAATGCAATGGAAATAGAAGTAAAGTACCGCAAGGTCGAGGATTTAATTCCTTACGTCAATAACAGCCGTAAACATTCTGACGAACAGGTGGCTCAGATAGCCTCTAGCATCAAAGAATTCGGCTGGACTAACCCAATACTAATAGACGGGACGAATAGCATCATAGCTGGTCATGGTAGGCTTATGGCTGCCAGAAAGCTAAAGATGGAAGAAGTGCCGACAATAGAACTAAGCCATCTAACAGATACCCAACGTAAAGCATTAGTAATAGCTGACAATAAATTAGCGTTAAATGCTGATTGGGATACAACTTTGTTAACTATTGAGCTAGATGAGCTACTTAAAGACGGATTCGCATTAGATATACTAGGCTTTAACGCAGACGAGCTAACCGCATTGCTAGAACCAGAGCAGGTAGAAGGATTAACAGACGAGGATTCTGTACCTGAAGTGCCAGAAGAACCAAAGACTAAGCTAGGTGACATTTATCAGCTTGGCAATCATAGATTGATGTGCGGCGATAGTTGCAGTGTTACTGATATGGATAAGTTAGTAAATGAACGCCAAGTAGATATGTGGCTTACTGACCCACCATACAACGTAGCTTATGAAGGCAAAACAAAAGATGCCTTGACGATTCAAAATGATTCAATGAATGATGACAGTTTTCGTCAATTTTTGCGTGATGCTTATGTAACCGCAGACACAGTAATGAAAGCAGGTGCTGTATTTTATATATGGCATGCTGATTCAGAGGGATATAATTTTAGAGGTGCAGCACAAGATGCTGGTTGGAAAGTTCGCCAATGTCTTATTTGGAAGAAATCCACGATGGTTATGGGTAGGCAAGATTACCATTGGAAGCATGAGCCTTGTTTATATGGATGGAAGGAAGGTGCTGGACACCTTTGGGCTACAGATAGGAAACAAACAACTATTTTAGAGTTTGATAAGCCAAATAGAAACAAAGAACATCCTACAATGAAGCCTGTAGAGCTATTTGAATATCAAATGCTTAACAATACTAAAGGCGGGGATATTGTGTTGGATAGCTTTGGCGGGTCAGGCACAACTATGATTGCTGCTGAAAAGAACGGTAGACACGCATATTTAATGGAACTAGACCCAAAATACTGTGATGTAATAGTAAAGAGATGGGAAGAATTCACAGGAAAACAGGCTGTATTATTAACGAATGATTAACATTTCCCCTTAATAAAATGAATGAGCATATTCCTAACGCAGAAAACAAAAGATTAGTCGAAACATCGGCTGGTCTTGGGCTGCCTCATGAGCAAATAGGGGCATTGATTGGTATTGACGATAAAACATTACGCAAACATTATCGGTCTGAATTAGACATAGGTAAGGCTAAAGCCAGCGCACAGATAGCTAAGACGCTATTTAATAAAGCGCAAGGCGGTGATACTACTGCTTTGATCTGGTGGACTAAGGCTCAGATGAAATGGGCTGAAACGCAGAAGCAGGAACATTCTGGAGTAGATGGCGCACCAATGCAACACAGCGTGTCATGGCTGAAATAGTTATACCGTACAAGCCTCGTGACCAGCAAATCAAGATTCATGAGGCAATTGACAGCCATCGCTTTACAGTCGTTGTGGCTCATCGAAGGATGGGAAAGACTGTCAGTGCCATCAACCAACTCATAAAGGCTGCGATTCAATGTGATAAACCGAATCCGAGATTTGCATACATTGCGCCAACTTATGCACAAAGTAAGCGAGTAGCGTGGGACTATTTATTAGAATTTACTAGACCACTGGGTGCTACGGCTAACATATCGGAGCTTAGGGTGGATTTTTGGGGTAGGCGTATTAGTCTTTATGGTTCTGACAATTCCGATTCTTTACGTGGTCAGTATTTCGATGGGGTGGTGCTTGACGAGATTGGGGATCAAAACCCAAAAATCTGGAACGAAGTCATCAGACCAGCTTTAGCGGATAGGCTAGGTTGGTGCTTGTTTATTGGAACACCTAAAGGTAGGAACCACTTTGCAGACTTTAGAGACAGGGCTGAGACTGCTGAAGGCTGGGCATTGCTAGAGTTCAAAGCTAGTGAGACAGGCGTACTTAGCGAGAAAGAATTAAACGATGCTCGTGCTGAGATGGGTTCCGACAAGTATGAGCAAGAATTTGAGTGTAATTTTAATTCAGCCATTGAGGGTAGCTATTATGGGTCGATTATCAACGATCTTGAAGCAAAGGGTCGTATCACCACTATTGACCGTGATGATCTTTGCAAGTCTTATGTGGCTTGGGATTTGGGTATGGGTGACTCTACTTGTTTGTGGGTGGCTCAACTGGTTGGCAAAGAAGTCAGGCTGCTTGATTTCGTGGAAAACCACGGGGTCGGGCTTGATTGGTATGTCAATTGGCTCAAAGAAAATAGATATGAGCGTTTCGACCAATACCTACCTCATGACGTTGCGGTGCGTGAACTGGGGACAGGACGCAGCAGACAAGAAGTCCTCCAAGAAGCAGGACTAGAGATTACCGTAGCTCCTCGACTGAGTGTGGCTGACGGCATACAGGCAGTACGTAGATTGCTACCACGTTGTTGGTTTGACAAGGATAAGACTAAGCAGGGCGTTAATGCGCTTAGGAACTATCGTAGAGAGTACAACGAGAAGCAGAACGTCTATTACGAGAAGCCACTACATGATTGGGCATCACACGCAGCAGATAGTTTCAGGTATTTAGCGATAACGCTTGACGAATCTGATGATTCATGGTCATCAAATATCCCAATAAATACCAAATGGGTTGTATAATAAGCAAAATATCCGCATAGGGTTTAGCTATGGATTCAGGACAAGTAAAAGGTATTTTAGAGAACGAGATTGATAACTCAATCGGCTTTATCGACTCTGAAACTACTGACGAACGCACTAGAGCATTACAGTATTACTTACGTGAGCCTTACGGTAACGAGGTTGAAGGTCGCTCACAGATCGTAACAGGCGAGGTAGCTGAGGCTGTAGATGGCGCATTGCCACAGCTTCTACGTGTCTTTACGACAACAGAGGACATCGTTTACTTTGAGCCTAAGAGTCCTAATGACGAGGAATCAGCCAAGCAAGCTACTGAATACTGTAACTGGGTCTTTTATCGTGAGAATGATGGTCTGCTGATTCTGCATAACTGGTTTAAGGATGCGCTGTTACAAAAGACAGGTATCGTTAAGTCTTACTGGGAATCAAAAGAAGATGTAGTCAAAGAGAAGTACAAGAACCTAACAGAAGAAGAACTTGCTTTATTGCTATCTGACGAGTCAATGGAAGTTGTACGTCAGAAGGTAGAGATGGTAGAAGCTGGAGTAGACGAGATGGGTATGCCGATTATGGCTCCGTCTTACTCTGTAACGGTTAAGAAGGTTAAGAAGTCAGGTAATGTACGTATTGAGAACGTGCCACCAGAAGAATTCTTGATCTCTAAAGCTGCTAAGACTATTGATGACTCTCCGTTTGTAGCTCACAGACGTTTAGTGCCACGTAGTGATTTGATCGCTATGGGTTACGATAAAGACGTAGTTGACAGTCTGCCAACGTATGACGATCTAACTTACAGTCCTGAGCGTATCGCACGATTCGATCAAGGTGAACAGCCTGATTCAGCTCCTAGCCTAGACTTCTCGATGCAGGTAGTTGAGATATACGAGTGCTTTATACGTATTGACGAGGACGAGGACGGTATTGCTGAGTTACGTAGGATTGTTTACTGCGGTAACGAGATTCTGTATGACGATGAGACTGACATAATTCCGTTCCATTCGTTGTGTCCGATACCAATCCCGCACAAGTTTTTTGGTCAGTCATTGGCTGATAGAACGATGGACATTCAGTTAATCAAGTCCACGTTAATGCGTCAGACTTTGGATAACTTGTATCTAACGAACAATGCTCGTGTTGGCGTGGTTGACGGTCAGGTTAATCTTGACGATATGCTTAACGCTACGCCTGGTGGCATTATCAGAGTAAAGAATCCTAATGCTCTGATACCGTTACAAGTACCTAGCGTAACTGGTCAGGCGTTCCCAATGTTTGAGTACCTTGACGGCGTAGCAGCCAAGCGCACAGGCGTTACAGACGCATCGTCAGGTTTAGATCCAGATATATTGTCTAACGTCACAGCAACTGCTGTAGCGGCTATGATGAAGTCTAATAGCGGTAAGTTGGAGTTGATCGCTCGTATCTTTGCTGACACTGGCGTTAAGTCGTTATTCAGAGCTATCTTGCATCTATTGGGCAAGTATCAGGACAAGGCTAAGATTATCCGTATGCGTGGTAAGTACGTACAGTACGATCCTAGAACGTGGGCGAATGAATACGACATT